GGTCATAGCTCTCATCAAGTCCTACTGTCTCATGAGCCTCCCCAATTGGAGGCGGGTTCACGACTACAGTACTTGCGTGGTTGATTCCACGTACTGGTGATGAGAATACTGAAATCAATCAGTGTTCCTCTCATGCCCTCTGTTAGGACAGCAGAAGAGGTGTGACGCGAGCTGGCCGTGTTGGCCAGTAGTTCAGTGGGGTGGTACCCCACTATGGGGCCGTGTGCTCCGAAAGGAGTTCTATGCCTCATGATGCTGTTAGTGTTGACGACCTCCGGATGGAAAATGTGCGAACGCATGTTGTCCACACTGTGGGTTACGATCCTGGTTGGAGTGTCTTTGCCAATCAGGGGTTGGTTTATCGTAGTGTATTGAAGATGCCTGCGAGTACGAACAATCCGAAGAGAGACGATGGCACGCGTGCCCCGTCCTCTTACTGGATCAAACGTGCTCTCATCCAGGCACGCCCCTACCATCTTTCCCAGAGCAATCCGGGAATTGAGCTCCACTGGGGTTACTATACGAAAGAATCGACGGCGGCCTATGTACTCCCCTCTGAGATGTATGTCGATTCTGACACGCTTTTCAGTTGGGCTCTTGCTGGCCCGCTAATCCGTACCAACGTTGATGCTCTCGCTCGGACGAAGTTCTTGAACAACCTGAGCGATCGCTCAGGCAAGGACCAGGTCGAGCTCGGTGTCGCAGCCGGTGAAGTTCGCGAAACAATTCAAATGGCGAACGAGCTTGGTCAAGCAACCATTAGGGCAATTAGTTCTACTGCCCGACAAGTTGGCCAGGCACCGGGTACTATCGCAAAAGCCTTATACCACCTTAAACAGGCTGGTCCAAAGGAAATAGCTCGTCGTTTCTTCAACGGCGACACGCAGGTACTTGAGAAAATTGTACAAGCGTGGTTAGTATTTCAGTTGGGACTCAAACCCCTCGCGCATGATCTTTTTGATGCCGAGGTGTATTTGCGAAGTCAGGTGGACCAAGACTACTATCACTTAGATGTGACGGTACGTGGCGGTGCATCGGACGAGATCGACGTAGAACTGAGCCACAACACGTGGCAGGTTAACGGAGGAACTTATTTTATCTCCGGGTTGTATCGCCAGTCTGTAGGCATACACTACGCATGCAAGTACAGGATTCCAACGCAGGCAAGCACGTCGCAACAACTCGGGCTTAACAACCCCGGGTACGTGGCGTGGAACTTGGTGAGATTAACGTGGATAGTGGATAAGGTTGTCGATATTGGCAACTGGATACACTCGTTCACGGCGCCCCAGGGAACCTCTTTCATCGAGGGGACTAAAAGCGAAATCCGCCGCACCAGTTTGCTGCGCCTTGTTGATAAAACGCAAGACACAATCGGCTGGGGGGCATTGTCCGGGTTAAATCCGAACAACCCACCTCTGGTTCAGGTCGAGCACTTCAATCGGGATGTATTGACGGTCGGTGTAATGCCCTCCTTCATGCCTGGTGTTAAGAACAAAATGGGTGTCGTGCAGCTTGCGAACACCATCGCCGCGCTGACCACTTTGTCAGCGTCACGGGTCAAATGGCCCAACCCCGGTATCATCTAGATGCCTTTATAGGACACCAAGAATGTCTACCATCGTGCTCGACTCGCTGAATTACATTGGCGAGGGTCTCTTGAACGGCGTTAGCCGCTTTGTGGAACGCAGTGCTGGTGTGGCGCGGTATTTCCGCGTCCTCACCAACTCGGTGAACTACAACAAGACGTCCGAAAGGACGAACGTGAAGTGGAAGTTGGTACTTCCCTTTCCGTCGACCGCCCCGGCAGAGTGTCCCTGTGACGGAGAAATCCCGTACGCGGATACGATCGTGAACATTGACATCCGTGTCGATGGTCGCGCTCCCGTGGCCTATCGCGAGGACATCGTGGATGCAATCCAGTCTTTGGTCGCGACCACCCAGTTCACCGGGTCGGTTGAAGCCTTGACTCCTGGCACTTGATCCCTACATCGTAAATCAAACCAGAAGGAATCTGCACCATGAAGTCCGTGAAAACCTCAGGTTTCACAAGCGGCACGCGCAGCCCCTACCGGACAAAGTCCGGGAGCTGCAAGGATCAGGCGAGCAAACCAGCTCGTCCTCCCTTTGTGCCACTCTCGCGGTCCAAGCGGAAAGTATCCCGCTTGCATCAGGCAATTCAATCTGCATTTCCAATGCATGATTTGCGTGCCCTTTCAAGTGCGAAGATGGAAGAATACCTCCGTTTAGCGCTTGGTGCTTCTGATGTGCGGGCCATGAAGGATAACTACCTTCTGGCATCCGTATTTAAGAGGTATCAATCCGTTGACACCGACAATGTGGAGATGAGAGTCTCTGCTGCCCTCGATAAGTTGATGGAGAGTGAGGTGAAGTGCGCAGAGTCCAATAGAGTGTTCGCGGGCGGCCTTGATCGGTCGAACGCGCGTATTCCGTTGGAGTACCTGCCGCTTCTTGCACGGGCGAGGAAGCACGTGTCCCGCATACTCGGCCGGTTTCGACTGGACGAGTTGCCTAAAGCGTGTAACTTCACACCTGGTGCGACGACGGAGTTTACCCGAAAATCAGGGCAGCTCCATAATAAGTGGTCGAAAGCGACACACTGTACGTCGCGAGCACAGCCGTACGTTGAGGCGTTCATGCGCTGGTCCAAAATACCGGATCTCCAGCGTGATGTTATTATCAATGAGCGCAACACCGTATTCACTGTACCAAAGAACTTCGATCGTGATCGGACGGCTTGTAAGCCGGTGACTTGGAATGGGTTCCTCCAATTGGGACTCGGCACCATGTTGCGACGCCGATTAAGGAAAGAAGGGCTGCTGCAGCCGGACGCCCAAGAGTATCATGGGGTCTTGGCTAAAGTTGCTTCAAGTGTCCCAGGTCTAGTAACTAGAGACCTGGCGTCCGCGAGTGATTGTGTTTCTCTCGGATTGCTTGAAGCGCTGCTACCCACGGATTGGTTCGATGTAATTATGGACCTCCGCGAGCCATACGGAGTACTGCCAGACGGTTCCACTGTCTGTTGGGAAAAAGTAAGCTCGATGGGAAACGGTTTTACGTTCGAGTTGGAGACCTTGGTCTTCTACGCGCTCGTAAAGGCTTGTTGTAGCAGGGAAAGCCTGGTTAGCGTTTATGGGGATGACATCATCTTCCCTGCTCCGCACGCGGATAAGGTAGACGACGTCCTGAGCTTCTGCGGGTTTGAAATAAACCTGTCTAAGAGCTTTGGCCCTCCGTCCTTGTTTCGCGAGTCATGTGGAGGCCACTATTTCAGTGGCAACAACGTGAAGCCATTCTACATAACACGCCTACCCGCGACCATTGGACAGATAATTAATCTGCACAATGACGTGGTTCGGTGGGTGGGTGACCGCCCCCGACCCGATCACTTCCTCTTTGACATCTGGCGGCTCTGCCGTGAGATTGTGCCAAGGGAGTATTGGGGCCCCGCTCCGCACCAAGGTGTTCTATGGGCGGAATGGGATGAGGCACGACCGAATTACCATCCTGATTACCAGGCGTGGGAGGTCGGTTGTATCAGCTTCGTTCCAAGGTCAGACGACCTTGGAGAGGAGGAGACCGTCACTTGTTACCGTGGCGAGAACTATGAGCCTTACGAGGTTTATGTGAATCGTACCCCAGAAGAGTTGCTGGGTGCGTACCTCCAGAAGTTGTGGTGTTGTGATCCTCTACCGTGGGAGTCAACAGAGACGTCTATTTATCGGTCTATGACCGATAAGGAAGTCCGAGTTTGGTCTTACTTCGATAGAGCGCAGTGGACAAGGCTAACGGCGGAAACGCTTTGCACGTAGCCGTACAACTTTAGGGCCTTTCCCTGGCCCTGGATCCCAATTGTTTATCGATTGGGAAGAGTTTCTAACTCTG